CCTCTAACATACGCGAAGATCTCCGATTATCTTGCAAACAAACAATTAACAGACGCTCAAGCTTCTAGTTTATTTGGCATCTCGGCAGACGATCTGGCCGGTTACCGAACAGACACGAGACTTACCAATCGTTTAAACGAAGAGAGAGCAGATGACGGTAAGTTATCTTTAAGTGAAATACTGGATGTTATTGATGGCTCCAACATGGACATCAATACATTCGTAGAGAAGTATTTCGGGAAAGATCAGTCGGCACTTGCTACATCGCTAACAGCCGAGAAGAAATTCACACCCGAACAACGCGCTTTGCGTGAAACTTACAACGATTACATCGCAGGATTAGGGGATAAACAACCTACCCTTGCAGATGTCGCTAGCTTTGTAGACCAGAACAAATTAACAGACGACCAAGCAGAATCTGTGCTCGGGGTTCCCGCTAGAGATCTTGGCACTTATCGCCGGGATACGTTCATCACATCAGGTTTAAACGAACTTGAGCAAAGCGATAACCGTCTTGACTACACAGAGATTGTTACCTTTGCCAAGGATAACAACATACCGTTTAGCGAAGTGGCAAAGTACCTTGCTACACCCGAAAACCAAGAGTCATTTGTCAGGACGCTGGAAGATACCCAGACGGACATGGGTCGTTCCCCATCAGAGCGCTTGGCGTTCCAGCTTAATGAACTAACAAACAGCGGCAAACAGTCTGGGACGTGGGATAGAAACGAAGGTTGGGATCACCACGCCGAGAAGATGACGACTTACCTCACAGGTCTCGGGGTGACAGACCTTCGGAATATTGCTACTAAAGTTGAAAACCGCGAAAGACCGATCACAGAATCTGAGTTCTATGGTTTAACACCATTGGACCCAAGCGCAACAGAGGGCGTAAAACAAGGTTATGTCCGCGCACCAACTGTCATCTATTACGACACAACAACAGGCAAAGAACTGCAAGCAGTTCCCAAGAGTGAAAATAATGGTGCTTGGGAATTTGGCTCCGAAGGATCGGGCAAAGGTTCTACTGGATACATCCTTGCACCTACATCTAAAGATGGTGTTGGAGGTGTAGGCGTAACCAGTCAGTGGAGAGAGAAGTATGGCGTTCAAGAATACGCCATGCCTCTTGCCTTTGTAGCGGCAGTAGTAGCACCTTATGTATTACCCGAACTTATCGGTGGCGTGGTGGGTGGTGTAGAACTTGCTGCGCTCGGTGGCGAGATGGTTGCCGGGACAGGGTTAACAGGCTCACTTATGTCGGCGGGGATACCCGCAACGGTAGCTCCTTATGCCGCACAGATAATTGTCAATGGTGTTTATAACGGCACTTTGTCTGAAGCAACAGGCGGTGAATTTACAAAAGGGTTCATTGCTGGCGGGGTAGCACCCGTGCTAGGCCAAGTAGCGTCTAATGCTGTTAACTCTGCACTAGCTGACCTTAACCTCCCAGCGGGAGTAGATAAAGCTGTAGGTAACGCAGTAACTCAGTTAATCGCCAAAGGCGAGATTGACCCCTTGCAGATGGTCACCGCTGGGGTATCGCCAACTGTATCTAAAGCATTACAAGATGCAACAGGTTTAAACAGCGCCCAAACCAAGTTGATTCTGGATACAGTGTTTACACAAGGCAAGAACCTTCAGGCGCTGATGAACCCGCAAACAGCCTTGACGTTTGTAATGAATAACAAGGGTGTGTTTGACGGACTAGGTTTAGATGCAGCTTCAGGAACAAAGAATATCCAAACAGAACAGGCTGTAGATCTCGGGGCGTTTAACGAAGATCAAATCAAACAATTGACACAGCCATCTACACTATCTGATGCAATCATCTCAGGCACTGCAACAGGTGGAACAGGCAATGCTTTCTCAATGGCAGATGCCAACGCGAGTCCGGGGTCGGTGATTACACTAACAGGCAAAGATGCTGAAAACTATCTAAACGACAAATATGGTGATGAGTTTTCTCTGGCTAATCAAGTTGGTGAAGAGTTTCAGCAAGGAACCATCCCGGGTGGATCTATAACCATTGTTCCGGGGCCGTCTAAAGTAGTAACCGATCCTGTAACCGGCGAAGCTACGGTTGCCTCAGAAGATAAGATGTATGTGCCTGTTCTTGAGTACTACCAAGGACCAAATGGAACCATTTACACCCGTGATTTAAGAAGCGATACGGTTACCCAATACCTTCCAAAAGGTGAAGGCACGGAAGTCTTGGGTGGTCAGTTACAACTAGGAAGCGAATCTCAGAACTTAGGCACTATCGTTTCCGGGCTTCCTCCGGGGGCTAAGTTTTATCAAACTGTTTATACGGATGACATAACTGCTGGCTCTACTCCCGGCGCTTCGCTGCCAAAGAGTGGTGACTCCTATTTGCTTACACAGGCTATTGATCAAAGCGTAAGCAGGCCGTCCTATTTAACTACAACAGAACTTCCTGATGGTTCCAAACAAGTATTTAATCGCCTGACCGGAGACAGGGCCACTGTTGATTCTGATGGCAATGTACTTGATGAATCATTAAGCAAATACTCCAAGCTTAATAATGCATTCAATACGGTACTTGGTACAGTCCAAGTAGGTGGAGCAGAGCTTGGTAAGTTTTATTCTGGCGCTGCACAACAGTTAGCCATCAAGATGGGGCTTGATGACACTGGGACTCAAAAGCTAATTAACTTCTTCCAAGATGTTGAGAATAGCGGAAGAACCATGAGGCCAGAATTCATCAATCAATCTGCCAACCAATTTGTGCAAGATGTCTACCGTGACATGCAAGCGGCTGCTGATCGTAGCGAAACAGGTCAACCTTCTGGATCAGATCAATTTGAGATCCTTAAAAACGCCATCAAAAATAATCCTGCCGGGGCGCTTACTTTATTTGGCGAAGAGCTTGTACAAAACCCAGAGTTATTGCTTGCTGGCCCGGGTAAGCTCATAGGTTCATTTATATTAAACGTCGGTGAGTCGGCTGGCGCTCAAGCATTAGACAAGGCGAATGAGCTAAAACAAGCCGACATCCGTGCCGGTAAGACTCTAAAAACAGACAGAGAGTATGCAAGCCTTGCCTCTAAAGACGCTGGTACCGCAGCATTAGTCACGGGTCTTGTATCTATGGTTCCCGGGCTTGGTGGCCCCGTAACTAAAATAGGCAAAGAAACAGGATCAGAGTATTTGGAAGAATTTACGATTGCTAAGATGACAGGCAAGAGTGACGCAGAAGCCGCAACCAATGGGGCAATAGGTGCATTCCTTGGAGGTAAGGTTGCGGCATCATCAGAGCTAGGCAATGTCGCTCAACAGTATATGGCTGGCCGGTTAGGTGTTCAGCCTGTACCAGAAGTTATTGCCGGAGCAGCAAACGTACCAAGTGCTTCTATCACGGTAACAGGAAAGCTACCTACTGCAACTATAGGTGGTGAACCACCAGAAGGTATTGTTGCACCTGACATCGTGGGAGGCAACATACCACCCTCTACAGTCTTGACTACACCACCTGAAGTCAGTGTGGCAGAACCATCTTTAGTGCCTACCCTGAAACTGAACGATATCCCGCTTAGTTCTGGCGACTCATCACCGATTGTTGACTACAACCAGCGCAAGATTGTCTTGGTAGATGTTGATGGAACACAGGTTCCTTTTTACTTAAGCACAGGTCTTGCAGGAAAAGAGGGCGTAGCTTCAGGCCAGTGGTATCCATTCTTTGGTATCAGTCAGCAATATGATCAAAACGGCAACCCTATAGCTAGCACTTGGATTAACAAAGGGTCTGAACAAGAAATGGCTTCCTATTATGGAAGCCATACGCTTGCGAAGATAGGTCAAGAATTAGACAAAAGTATTGGGGATATTAGGTATCAAGGCCAATTCAAAGGTATTGATATCCCAAGCATTTCGGGAGTAAGTTTAAACTCACCAACAATACAAGTTATTAACACTGGCCTTACCCCGGCTGGAGTTGTTAATACGCCGCAAGGTATGGCATCTATCGCATCAGATGCTGGCAACTTAGATAACAGTATCAAAAATGTTCTGCAAGCGGTATCAACATCTGACAAGCAAATTATTGTTATTAACGGCGCTATTCAGAGGATTGAAAATGGTCAGATTACAACGCCTCAGCAATTAAATAATGTCTTGCAACAAATTGTTGCTGAGGGGAATTTAGACCCGTCCCAGTTGCCAACGGTTATTCAGGCAATTAACGGAGCAACCAACATAGGTGCTGTGACTCAAGGGCAACCCGGGATTGGTGCGGTATTACCAACAGAGCAACAAAGTGGCACAGGTATTGTTTCTCAGTTGCCCGGAACAAGCGCACAACCTGATGTTGCAGTGCAACCCGGAGTCGTAACCAATCAACAGCAAGGCGTCGTTACACAACCAGAAGTAGTAACTAACCAAAATCAAGGTGTTGTTACGCAACCTGAAGTAGTTACCAATCAGCAACAAGGCGTAGTAACTCAACCCGGGGTAGTTACTCAACCAGAAGTTCAACCCGAAATAAAACCAGAGGTTATAACTAAACCTGAAGTTACTCCACCGGTGGACGTAAAACCTTTTATAGATGTAGAGCCACCAAAACCTGTCGTTCCTGAAACTATTCCCGACACAACGACAATCCCAGTAACGCCTACTGTTCCACCCGGAGAATTTGTCTTTAAGCCGGTTGAGCAAAACATCATTGACACTATACTTACTCCGACCCAGCCAGTAACTCCAACTACACCCACTACACCTACCACGCCAACAAAACCAGTAACGCCACCTAAAACACCAACGACACCAAATATTCCTTTCATCCCATTCTTCCCGACATTCACGTCAGATGGGACAACTTATGTGGATTACGGTCAGCCGGACGTTCCACCACCAGAGTTATATGGGATATTCAATTTGCCCCCGCCGGAGTACACTAGAGCCTCTGGCCCCATGGCAAACGTAGGAATCATGTCAGGAGCGACGCAATGATGCCATCCCGTGGTATGGGTGCGATCAACCCATCCAAGATGCCCAAAGGAAAGATGAAGCAACGCCGGGATAACACCGACTTTGAGCAGTTCAAAGAAGGTGGGTCGGTTAATGCTGCTGGTAACTATACAAAACCTTCTATGCGTAAGCGTTTGTTTAACCAAATTAAAAATGCTGCGGTGCAAGGTACAGCAGCAGGGCAATGGTCCGCGAGAAAAAGTCAATTGTTAGCCAAACGGTATAAAGCTGCTGGCGGCGGGTACAGAGACTAAAATGCCGTACACCACAAACGAAAAACGTCGTGCCGCAGAAGCAAAGAAACGCGAAGCGCATTTACTGGCAAATGGTAATGCAAAGTTATGCACAAAGTGTTTTGCCATGAAACCGGTTGAATTGTTTAGAAGTCGCGGCGGGGTAAATGCCCACCTTTTGAAAAGTGTATGCAACAAGTGCTTATATGAAGCACACCGAAGCTGGGCAGAAAAAAATATAGATCGTATACAAGAGTATCGTAGCAAAGACAGTTGGACGCTTGCAAAACGATGTGCTCGTCGTGGCATAACACCAGAACAGTTGATTGATCGTTATGAACGTCAAGAAGAGTGTTGTGCAATTTGCAAAACAGGAATTGAATTAATTGATAGTGCCATAGATCACAATCATGAAACTGGTGAGTTTAGGGGCGTTTTATGCAAACAATGCAATAGAGCGCTTGGGATGTTTAAAGATAGTGTATCAATACTCAAGAACGCCGTAGAATATTTGGAAGATTTTGGGAGTTATGGTGATGGCCCTTAAATCTCAGCAGCAGTCTCTGAAAGCTTGGACTCAACAAAATTGGAAAACTAAAAGTGGCAAGAGGTCATCTGATACTGGGGAACGCTATCTCCCAGAGGCGGCGATTAAATCTCTTTCACCAGCAGAGTATGCAGCAACCACCCGAGCAAAAAGGGAGGGAAAATCAAAAGGGATTCAGTTTGTTTCTCAACCCAAGAGTATTGCCAAAAAGGTGGCCCCATTTCGGAAGGTAGGTAAATGAGTACAACCGGACTTACCACATTTAATCCCAATCTCAATGAGATTGTGGAAGAGGCTTTTGAGCGTTGCGGTCAAGAGCTTCGGTCGGGCTATGATCTGAGAACGGCAAGGCGAAGTTTAAACTTGATGCTCTCGGAGTGGGCTAATCGCGGGATCAATCTCTGGACCCTCGAGCAGGGGTCCATCATGCTGATGGCTAATCAGATTACTTACCCGTTGCCTATCAATACGGTGGATCTAGTTGAGACCATCATTCGCACCGGCACCGGGACAAACCAGACAGACATCAACATCTCCCGGATCTCGGTCAGTACTTACTCCACCATCCCTAATAAACTGGCTACAGGCAGACCTATCCAGATCTACATTGACCGCCAAGGCGGTCAAACCTATACCTTTACCGGCACCTTAGCTGCAACGATTAATTCCACAGTCACAACCATTCCAATGTCCAGCCTTGCTCAGGTTCCTTATGCAGGGTATGCAAACATTGGCACTGAGACGGTGTACTACTATGGAACCACCACACAAGCTGAAAATGTTGCAACTGGAACTTCGGCATACGCAACGCTTAACAATGTGGTGCGCGGCCAAAATAACACGACGGCTGCGTCTCATACGTCGGGCGATACGGTTACGAATACAAAATTTCCGAACGTAACGGTATGGCCTGCCCCTGATCAGGGATCGGTGTCTTCACCTTATTACTACCTGATCTACTGGCGCCTACGAAGACTTCAGGATGCTGGCAACGGGGTGAATGTTGAAGACATACCTTTCCGTTTCCAAGAGGCACTGATCGCGGGACTTGCCTATAAGCTGTCCATGAAGATCCCACAAGCGATGGAGCGGATGCCTATGCTGAAGGCCCAGTATGATGAGGCATGGCAATTTGCTGCGGACGAGGATCGGGAGAAAGCCCCGATCCGTTTTGTGCCACGCCAAAGCTTCTTAGGAACTGGCGGTAATGCCTAACCAGTTTGCCAGTGGTAAGTATGCGATATCGCAATGTGACAGGTGCGGGTTTCGCTACAAACTAAAACAGCTTAAACCGCTGACAATCAAGACAAAAAATGTCAATATACTGGTGTGTCCTACTTGCTGGGAACCTGACCAACCTCAGTTGCAATTGGGGATGTATCCGGTTAATGACCCGCAAGCAGTTCGGAATCCACGTCCCGATTCCAACTCTTACTACCAGTCAGGATACAACGGGATGCAGACCAACAACGATGTCGGATCTAACCCGTTATACACGGGCGTCCCGCTTGAAGGAAGCCGTGTGATTGAGTGGGGCTTCAACCCTGTTGGTGGTTCCCGATCCTACGATGCCAATCTGACCCCCAATCATCTGGTGGGTCAGTCAAGTTTAAACAGTGTCACAGCCGCATAGGAGCAGACATGAAAACGATGGAAGCGCTGAAAAAGCATATGGCAAAAGGTAAGGGAGCACATCCCGATCCTGATGTTAAGAAAATGAGGAAGGGTGGTCCAACTTCTGAAATGATGCGCCGGGAAGGACGTAATCTGGCACGGGTCGCTAACCAAAGAGGTAAGTAATGGCTAAATATTCCATGAAGATGGGCGGCAAAGAAGTCGGTCAGGCTCCGGTCTATGCCGAGCCGCACACGATGGCCGGACAAAAGCTTGATCCTACATGCGGCAAACAAATGCCCTACAACATGATCAAGGACTGGCAACCCACGGCTGGCGTCGCGATCAACCCTAACAGCCAAGTCAAAACCACAGGCATCAAGATGCGTGGTGCAGGGGCTGCGACTAAAGGCGTAATCTGCCGGGGACCGATGGCGTGAACTGGGGTGAGCTAAAAACTCAGATTCAGGACTATCTGGAGACGACGTTTTCCACAGATAGCCTGACGACGTTTACACAGCAAGCAGAACAAAGGATCTTCAATACGATTCAATTTCCTA